TTTTTGCCAGTAGGTCGCGCTTGGACCTGAACGCCTTCCAGGCCATCAGTAACGCGGCGCGGGCCGCTGAATAGCTGCTTTGGAAGTGCATCACCAGCACTTCGTAGGGCATTTCAAGTGCCATGCCGATCTGTCGCACCATGGCAACCCAGAACGGATCGAATGCCGCGTTGGGTCTGCCCGGCGTCGGCGTTTCGATGCTCTCGCCAGGCATCAGGTTCACGGCCTTGCCGGATTCCATTTCACCAGACCATCGGCTGGCCGCGTCTACGATTGCACCCTGTGCGTCTTCGTCATAAATATCGTGGAATGCCTCCGCATCCATCTTGATGAAAACGGACATCAGGCCAGATACCACCGCAGCATTAAGCTCTGCGTCTGACCAGCGGGCGAGTTGCTTGAGCGGTTCAAGGATGGGGGATATCCATGGAACGCCGCGCACTTGGCCAGGACGCAGTGGTTTGAAGATGAAGAGCACGTTGCGGCGACCGGTGGAACTTCCGCGCACCGCGACGCGGTCCCACACATTCGGTGCGATGCCTGCGACGCTGCCGGGGTGGCGGCGCGCAATGTGCACGGCGACCATTTCGCCGGTCTGTGGAAAAATCTCTACCCCGGCGATGATGGACTTGTTGGCCTCGTAGACATCGGCCGTCAACTGGGGATTGCAGACGCGATCGGCTTCTATGAGCTGAAGTGCCAGTCGGGCCTGTTTGCCGCTGCGCGCAATACGCGGGGTGATGACGCATGCATCCCCCGATTCAAGGTACGTGCGAAAGCCCAGTTCCTGGATTCCATAAAAGTCCAACTGGCGAGCGACATCGCAATCGGTCGATTCTGCCCAGGCTTTGAATCGGCGCTTGGCATCTTCTTGCCACGCCTCTACCTGTTCGTCAGTGAGGCCTAGGAAATCACCGTCAATGGCCGGGGTGTAGGTCAGGCCTGTACCGACAACATTGCTGACCGTGGTGTTGAGCGCGCCCAGAGCGACCGGTGCATTGCGCATCTGGTCGCGGCTGCGTGCGCGCAACGTGCGCAGATCGTAGACCGTGTCGGCGTTGGCGTCACCGGCAGTGGGCATCCAGCGGGACAATTGGGCGCGGTCAAACTTGGCACCGGTGTAACCGCCGGTCATGGCGAGTTGGCCACGTTGGGCCATGCGCTGATTGGCCAGGCCTGGGCTGACATAAGCAATGACCTTGTCCAGCAGGTTCTGCTGCACCAATGGGTGTTTAACAGTTTTTGCCATTACCGGGTCACCACAGTACGGGCCCGGCTGCGGCCATTGGCTTTGTTGGTGAGGGTGACTACCATGTCGTTCCAGTACGTAATGGAGTCACGGATTTCTTTGGCGTCGGTGCGCCAAAGTTCGCGGTCTGCAAGCTTGTAGCTCTGACCAGCTTGAACGGCGGCGCTGGCAGCTATCCAGCCGTCCAATTGCGCTTGGGCTTGTGTGAGGTTTATTCCGGCCATGGGTTGCTCCAGTGTTGCAGCCGAATGTCCCAAAAAAGCGCTGTGCCAAATAGGGCAAATTGGCACTACCTACGCGCCGAAGCGACCGCCGCCCTCCTTCATCACGCGATAAATCGTGCGGCGACTAATATTGTGTTTCTTGATGATTTCGTCGTTGTCCATGTTGCTTAGCCCGTCTTTGAACACCGCTTCGCGCTGTTCGGCGGTAAGGCGTTTGGTGCCTTTGGGGATGAACAGACGCTGGCCACCGTGTTTCTCTTTGACCTCTTGCTCGATCTGGCGCGCGATGGCCTCGCTAAAGCCCGGTGCCATTTCAATGACCATTTTCAGCACCAGTGCAACGATGTCGGGCTCAAGCACCGAGAGATCAAACTTGTCGCGCATCATCGGTTACCTCTTCGTAGCCCTGACAGGGAAATTTTGCCGTTTACCACCTTGGGTGCAGGCTGTAGCACGGGTGCTGCGGCTGGCACCACGGACACGCCTTGCGAGAGTACAGACGTTTGTACTGATGGTTGTGGATCTGGCGTGACAGCAGGTAGGGATGCCGAAGCGCCCGCGTTTGGTAGTGCAGACGTCTGCACTTCTGCCAATAAGTCGCCCTGCAGAGGCGTCAAACGATCACGCAATGTTTGCCATTGGTTATCGGTTTTCTTGTGCAGGCCCAGGTAGTACGCGGCACCCAGGTTATAGACCATTAAGTCAAGCGGCTCGTTTGCCTCGCCCTTCTTTTGCTCCCACCAACTGACCTTGCGACCACGCTTGTAGCCATAGGTTCGGTATTCAGCCGTCAGGCCCTTGTAGTAGGTCTCGGGCAGTTCGTCAGAAAAGTGCACAGCGCCGGGACCTGATGTGCGTTTCCAGCGGTCTTGCAGATAGTCTTTGGCGGTATCGGGGCCGATCATCCACAGCTGCGCGCCCTTCTTTTCGGTCTTGCCGCGCCAGTTGACATCGACCTGGCTGGGCTTGCCACTGACGATGGGACGGTTGGGGCGCGAGTGCCCCTTGACCGCGAAAACGTTTCGCCGTTTGCGGGCCGAGGTGAAGTTGTACACGTCCTGCGTATTTGAACCGCCGGAGTCAACGAACGCGGCAGAGATCGTGAGCATTTGACCGCTGGCGTGCCGGTACCGGCTTTTCAATAGTTCGTCGGCCTTATCCCATGTCTCGGTCTCTGCAGGCGAACCGTGTATGACCTGGTAGTCAACCACCCAGCTTTCCAAGCCCTCGCCCCAGGCCACAACTTTGAATTCCAGCCGATAGGTCTGGGTGTCAATTGCCGCCGTGAGTACGAGACCGCCCGTTGGCACAGTGCCCAGTCGATATGGCTCGGCACGCAGTTGGAGTTGGTCGTAGCGGGTGGTCTCTTTGGTGCGCGCCCAGCACAGCGCCAAGCGCGTGTTGTAAAACACGATCATGGATTCTTCGCTACCCGCCTCTAGTTTGGTCTTGGCGGCGTCGTACTGTTTCATGAGAGACACCCATGGCAACCAGCCGAACGGCAGGAACATGGCGCTGATGTGGAAGCTTTCGGTCTCACCATCACCAGGCGCGCCATCGCTCCAAAGCCCACGGGCGAACATGCGCGACTTGTCTCCCTCTTCATGCATGCCACCGCAATCGCTGCAGGGATACATGGCGCGCTTGCCATCATCACTGCGGATCAGGTTGAAGAAGTCCAGCGTTTGCGCATGGCCGCAGTGGATACACGCTGCCAAGGCCTCGCGCTGCGTACCCGTTTTGTAAAGGGCATCAATGGGCGACTCGCCCTCTATCGTGGGTGAGCTGGGGTAATAGCTCTTGCGGTCCTTTTCGTGGCTGGTCTGGCGGGTCTCGACCAGCTCTTTGGGGTCACCCTCCCCGCCGATGTTGTCTTTGGACCGGTCCACTTCGTCGTAGACCACGTACGTGACTGACAACTCGGACAAGTTGGCAGCGGCGCCGGCCGTGGCGATGTACAGCGCACCGCCGGGGTACGATTTGATGTCGTTATTGTTGGTCGACGTGCGGCTTGATGGCTTGGCAAAGCGCTCGCGCAACTGGGGGACGGCGGCGACGGTTTTATCGATCCGCGCAGCTGCTCGCTTGTGCAATTTGCCGGTTGGCACAACCCAAAGGAAGTTTTTCGGCCGCTGGTGCACAGTTTCGGCCAGGAAATTAAGCGCAACCTGCGTCTTGAGCATCTGCGACGCGCCCTTGACCACGACGCGCTTGCAAGGGTGGTCGGCTGACAAACACTGCATAGGCAAGCGGGCGTGCGGCGTGCGCGATACCTTGTATTTGCCCGGCTCACTGGCCCCGGTCTCTTTGGGGATGATCATGAATTCATCCGACCACTCATCGAGCGGCATGCTTGGGTCCGGCTCCATGCCCCGTGCGAATGCAAGACCAAAGACCGCATAGCCGTCGCTCATATTGTTCATGCGTTGTGGTCCCGTAGTGGCGCGCCGATTTTTTCGCGGAAGGATTTCGATAGGAGGTCCTGGATCGCGCGGTTATGTCGGCGGATCACCAGCACGCAGACCTCGGCGGTGTTGAGTGACGCGAGCTCGGCAGCCAGGCTGTTGACGGATGAGTCCAGTGCATCGCGCATTTCGCGGCCGACCTCATATCCGGCACGGTCGACGTCTTCACGCATCACCATCGAGCCGCGCATCTTGGCGGTTTCGATCTCCGCCTTTTCGGCGTCGGCAATCTCGCGCCTGGCCCTGGCGTCGGAATAACCGGAGTTCGCGGGTGTGCTGACCGGTGCTACTGGCTGCGGGAGTATCACCCCAGCAAGAGACAGCTTGGCATCTGCGGCGGAGCCTGACGCCGGTACGTCGGCTAATGCCTGGGGACTCACCCGCGCTCGCGTGTTACGTTCCCACTGGGTATCGGCCAGTGCCCCGTCCAGAAGCTTGTCGGGGCCGAACGCACTGATACGCCCTTCGTCCACGGCCTTGCGCACCGACTCACGGGAACCGCCGGGCAGGCCACGGTCTTTGCGCGACCGCGCGTATTCAGCCTGGCTGAGCAGATTGGCGTCACTCTTTGCCATGTGTCAACCTGACTGTCAACATATCCCCACCCCACTCGCTAGCGGAATGACGTGGTTGTAATTACCCTTGTTGGCTCCCGCCCCCAAAGGACCCGATAGGGGGGTGGGGGTCATAGAAGTTCTCCCTGAACTTTGAGCAACGCAGTGCCCATGGCGCGCGCAAACGCCAAGTCGAACTCATTTTGGAAGTCCTGATCAATCACCTTTTGCGTGATGCCAAAGAAGTCAAAGCGCTGCCTGTATTGCGCACGCTTCACGAAGATCAGGATCGGCTTGAGGCTTGAACCGAAGCCTGTCTTAACCCGCTGGTACACGCCAGGTGGCAGTTTCTTGTTGCGGCCCGTACCATTCGCTGGATTGACCCAATACACGAAGCCATAGACATTTTTCTTGACATTGCCCTTGGCAAGGCGCGCAACGGTCTTAGCGTTAGCCTTGTTGTACCCTGCTTCAGTGAAAGTCCCCAAGACATTCAACAATTGGGAAATCTGGCCTCGCGACATGTTGCCGTACGCATCGAGCGAAGCACCACCACCTGGCACAACATTCCAGCCTGCAGGCAGATAGCCCATGTTCATGAGCCGCGCCTCCATCGCTTTGAAATGGCGCGTCCCGCCGAAGACGTTCGGCTCGATCATGCTGCGTGAGTTCTCGGCCGAGTTCTTGTCTTTGAACGCTAGTTCCGCGCTCAGGATGGTTTTGGTGGAACGCTTCAAGCGGAGTGAATTCACGACCCACGGCGTCGGCCGGTCGAACACGCTGGGCATTTGACCTTGTATCGTCAATTGCGCCAAAGTCAAAGTGTTGTTGATCGCCACCGACAAGGCGAACGGCACCTGGCTTGCCGCTTGCTCAAGCGCCTGCTGCACTTGTGGAATGTTGGTATCAAAGGTTACTTTCATGTCTTTCTCCGGTGTTTGGCGGCAAAGGCCGCCATCGCTCGCTTAGGTACACCGACGCAATAGCCGCTCTCTTCCCAGTCGATCCATCCATGTCCGCGCCGGTAGATCTCGTTTACCGCCCTGTAGTCGTCCGCGTCATAGGCCTCGCGCAGATCCATGCTGGCCTTGAGCTGCAGCGTTACCGACTCGCGCCCGATGTTCCCGGCCAGGAATTGCAGCATTGCAGCCAAACCCGGCATCTGTTCTTTGATGTTGGTGGGCGGTGGCAGTAGGTCGTCCACCACGTCCACATGCTGGCCGTGTTGATGGACGGCGCAAGTTGTTGTTTCCATTAACTTTTATTCCTTCCGTCCAGATGTCCAGTGAAAACGCGTCGCGCGCACGTATGCACGCGCCCGCCCCTGCACACCTGCCTGCGCCTGCACACACGCACATGCATGTGTGTGCGCGGTTTTGGTGGACGTGGTGGACGGATGCCGAAAAGCCTATACAAATCAATGGTTTGCACCGTCCACCATTTCCGTCCAGCACC